TGGTAAATCCAACTAACTAACTAAGGGGCAAAAATGGCTAAATTAAAGATCGTACGTAATGATGGGACCGAGCTTGTAGGAGAAATCACGCCTAGCGTTGAGTATGCCTTTGAGCAATTTTACAAGATCGGTTTTCATAGAGCTTTTCGAGAGCAAGAGATGCAATCGATGGTCTACTACTTAGCTTGGGAAATTACAAAACGTGCAGGGGAAGCGCCAAAACCTTACGGTGAGGCCTTTATCGATACGCTGAAAAGCGTAACCGTGGAGGACAGCGACCCTTTAGCCTAAAGCGCGATCTCCCTTTTACTTACTTAATTGCGAGATTGAGCATAAGGCTAGGGATCGCGCCGCAGGCGCTTTTGGATCTTGATAAGAATATGCTCGATGCATTAGTGCAAGGGCTTAAGGATGAGGCTAAGGAGGTCGAAAATGCCAGTAGAGGTAAAAGGCGCGGTCGCTCTTAGAAAAGCCTTAAGGCAATTTTCTCCCGATCTAGCTAAGGAAACTCAAAAAGAGTTAGCAGCGATCTTACGTCCCATCACTATTAAGGCTCGAGGCTTTATACCTGCATCTGCACCGTTAAGCGGCTGGGGCTCAGGTAATGGCTACTTTCCTGCCTATAGCGCCTCTGAGGCGCGTAGGGGTATTGGCTACAAAGCCACACCCTCAAAGCCTAATAACAATGGCTTTAGATCCCTTGCTCGGATATTTAATAAAAGCGCTGCCGGTGCTATTTATGAAACAGCTGGGCGTAAAAACCCTCAAGGCCGACCACAGGCAAAGATGAGTCGAGTAGCTGTACCGGGTCATAAAAACTTTGGTAAGAATATCCGCTCCGGTAATAAAAACGAGTCCAAGTCTAATAACCCAAATGCAGGCGCACAATTTATAGATGCGTTAAATAAAAACGGCGAGATCGTAAACGCTTACGTTAGACAAGAGGGCCAAGCCGGACGAGCCAGCGGCAAGATGAAAGGCCGCGCAATCTTTAGAGCGTGGCAAGAGGACGGCGGCAAAACTCAGGCAGCTGTATTAAAAGCGATCGAGACAGCCGCTAATAAACTCAATGCAACGGCAAAGGGATAAACGTGTCTAATATAGTTATTGATATTGCGGCCGAATTCACCGGTAAAGGTGCTTTTAAGAAAGCCGAAACCTCTACAGATAAATTAACCAAGGGTGTAAAAAGCCTAGCTAAAACTCTTGGCGTGGCTTTTGGTGCTCAACAAGTTTTGGCATATGGAAAGGCAGCGGTAAAAGCCGCGGCAGCGGATGAAAAGGCTCAAAAGCAACTAGCCCTAGCTCTAAAAAATGTCGGCCTTGGGCGAGATGCCGCCGCCTCTGAGGGCTATATACAAAAATTACAGAAAGAATTTGGGGTCCTCGATGACAATTTAAGGCCGGCCTATCAGACTCTAGCGGTAGCTACTCGGGATACAGCTCAAGCCCAAAAGTTATTACAGCTTGCCCTAGATATATCCGCATCAACTGGCAAAGATTTGGCGAGTACCTCATCCGCGTTGAGTAAGGCATTTTTGGGAAATAATGCGGCGCTTTCTAAATTAGGTGTAGGCATATCTAAAGCCGATCTCAAAACTAAATCATTTGAGCAGATTACAGCCGAGTTATCTAAAACCTTTGCCGGATCTGCTACAGCCTCGGCTAATACTTTTCAGGGCTCGATGGATAAATTGGCCGTTTCATCTGCTAACGCTCAGGAGATTATTGGCGAGGGTTTAATTAATGCTCTTAAAATTCTAAGCGAGGATAGCAGCGTAAGCGATCTAGCTACAGGCATGGAGGAATTTGCAACAGCTATATCCGAGTCCATCCAAGGCCTAGCCATCCTTATCGCTCAAATAAAAAGCGTAGGTAATCTGCCGTTTGGAGGCGCAGGTGCCATATTTGACATAGATAAATTATTCAAGTTTACGATGATCCCATATTTAAGGAGCCTTGCAAAAGGTGCAAATCAGGGCTCGGCTAACGATCCTGCCGCAGGGCTAGCGCATCTTGCCGAGCTAGAGGCAAAATACACAGCCGCTACACTTATCACTAGCAAAAAACTAACGGCAGAGGAATTAAAACAGCTTAAGGCTAAGCAACTCAAGGCAGCCATAGATAAGGCTAACCTTGCTTTAGGTAAGGGTGCAGAGGTTTTTGACCTTGAGCGGATCGGGTTACAGGCAGCTGAATTAAATCAAGCCGCACAATTAAGCAAGGTAACTAATCAAGCCCAGCTCTTACAAATTACTAATGACCTTGCTCGCTTGCAGGTTAAACAATCTATTTTGGATCTTGATAAGGCTATCGCTAGCCAAGATGTAACAGCTATTACTACCGCCACAAATAAACTCAATGCTGATCTTAAAGTGCTAGGCGTTTTGACTAATCAGAAACTACAGCTGAGAGATATAGAGAGCATCCTAAAAAGCATTTTGCCTAAAGATCTTATTAATATAGACAACCTAAACGCTGCCCTTGCTTTAATTGGCAAGATTAACGGTGCTTTAGGTGGCGGTGGATCTATGGCATCTCACGCTAACCCTATTTTAAGTGATCCAAATGCTAGTCCTAAAGGTTTCCCTACAGATGCCGCTATAAACGATGCCCTTGCTAAGGGTAGTTTTGTGCCTATCATGCCCGGCACAGGTGGCGTATACGGTGGATCTGGTCGTGCAGGTGATTACCCATCCTACGGATATCCCGGCTCAGATATGGGTTACGGTGGAGGCTCCGTTACTTACGTAGATATTAAAATCGAGGCAGGTATAGGCGATCCTGAGGCTATTGCAAGAGCTGTAGAAAACGTATTCAATCAATCTACAGATAGAGGCACGTCCACTAATCGAAATTCTGGGGTATATGTCTCATGACATGGCTACCCGAGTGGAAAATTATCGTAGGTACGACCGTCTACGACAACGTACTCAGTGTATCTATGGCAACAGGTCGAGACGATATCGATCTACAATGCAACGCCGGCTATGCGCGTTTAGAAATTGTAAATACTAATAACCTGCCTTTTGATATTGATGTAACCGATGCCATAACCCTTGAGTTAAAAAACAGCTCAGGCACTTACGTACCTGTATTTGGTGGTGAGGTCTCAGATTTTGGTATCTCTGTACGCTCTCCGGAGGAGGCAGGGTTTATAACAATCGGTAATATATTGGCCGTAGGATCCTTGGCCAAATTAACTAAGGCTCTTTTCCCGGATGCCTTGGCTAAAACCGAGGACGGTAATCAGATCTACGACATACTTAACGAGCTACTTATTAATTCTTGGTTTGAGGTAGCCCCAGCTTTACAATGGTATAACTACAATCCGACAACAACGTGGGCCAATGCTGAAAACGTAGGGCTTGGCGAAATAGATCAACCTGGCTTATACGAGATGATTTCAAGAGCTGCCGAGCCTTTTAGTAGCTATAATCTATGCGCTCAAATTGCACAAAGCGCTTTAGGCCAGCTGTACGAGGACAAAGCCGGGCGAGTGTGTTATGCCGATGCAGATCACCGTACGGCGTATTTGTCTACTAACGGCTATACGACTATCTCGGCCAATTATGCTACTCCCTCGAGTATCAAAACGATTTTGCAGATAGGCAAGATCCGTAACTCCCTAGTGTTTAATTATGGTAATAATTACAATAATAGCGCTACGGCTGTAGATACAGACTCGGTAGCCAATTACGGCAGGTATCAGCGCAACGTTACCTCTAACCTGCACAATTTGGCCGATGTTAATACCGTAATGAATAGAGAGCTTGGCCTACGCGCTATCCCTAGAGAGCAGCTACAAAACCTTACCTTTAGACTAGATAGCACCGCTTTACCGGATGCCGAGCGTAATAAACTTATAGACGTATTTTTTGGGCAGCCTATGATTATCAACGATTTGCCAATTAGTATGTTTAACGGATCCTTTAACGGCTTTGTTGAGGGCTTTGCTATCAGAGCTACGCCGGCCTATGTTGATATGACTCTAACTCTAAGCCCTACAGATTTCTCTTTAGTCGCGCCACAATGGGACACAGTAAGCCCGTCTAACCTGATTTGGACCGGCGTAAATGCTACGCTTGAATGGGAAAATGCAATAGGAGGTTTGACATGAGCACAGTAACACCGAATTTTAACTGGCCCGTACCGACCAGCACAGATTTGGTCCGAGATGGGGCTACAGCTATTGAGGCACTAGGTGACTCAATCGATGCATCTTTTGTAGATCTTAAGGGCGGCACTACAGGACAGGTATTAAGCAAAACTACTAATACAGATCTTGATTTTACATGGGTTACTACAGACGATGCTAACGCTATCCAAAACTCTATTGTAGATGCTAAAGGCGATTTAATTGCAGCTACGGCTAACGATACCCCAGCACGTTTAGCGGTCGGTACTAATGGGCAAATTTTAACGGCAGACTCAACAGCTGCTACAGGTATTAAATGGGCCACTCCGGCTACGGCAGCAAGTGGTTTAACACTAATTACTAGCGCTACTTTCTCGGCTGTATCAAGCGTATCTTTACCTAACAGCACTTTTAGCTCTACTTATACAAACTACAAAGTCATTTTTATCGTGTCCTCATCATCTGCTAACACTGCGATAAATTGCCGTTATCGTGCAAGCGGTACAGATAACTCAGGATCTACTCACTACAGCGCTCTCACAATATCGCGCGTAGATGGTAGTGCTCAAACACAAACAAATATTAACGGCGGCACTTTCTTTACTTTTGCACACAATGCAACCGGTACACCGGGCACTCTTGGTCTATCTCTTGATTTTACATCTCCACAAGCTGCGGCCAAAAAACAAATTATGGGTACTGGTTTCGGTTATAACTCTGGGATGGATGCTTTTGCAGCTTATTCTTTAGGCGCTTGGATGAATAGCACCTCTCAATTTGACTCATTTTCATTTTTAACAAGTGGTGGAGCGACAATTACCGGATCGTACTTTGTGTACGGCTACCAAAACTAAGGGGATAGCATGAGCGAAAAACTATTTACTCAAGAGGGCGAAACACGGCGCGAATTTAACGAGGCCGAGTATGCACAATATGAGTTAGACAAGATCGAGGCAAAACGCTTAGACGATGAAAGAGCCGCTGTAGCTGCTCAAAAGGATGCGTTATTAGTTAAATTGGGTATTACCGAGGATGAGGCTCGCCTCTTACTTTCCTAATGGAGACAAGCTATAACGGATACCCGGCCTCTAAAGATCCGGCAGAGATAAAAATAAAGTCCTACCCGGTAAAGGGTACGGATCGTAAGCTAAGGTGTGCCGAGAGTGTGGGCCCACTCTTGGCCGCTTTCGCCGCTGAGTTTCACGAGCTGATTGAGCCGATAGACGAAGGCACTTTTGACGATTGGGGCTATGCCTACAGGATGGTTAGAGGTAATCCCACAAAATTATCGTGTCATTCATCCGGCACGGCTATCGATCTTAATGCTACAAAGCACCCTCTCGGCAAGGCTGGCACTTTTCCAGCTGAGAAAATACCTATGATCCGTGCGCTCGCCAAAAAATACGGCCTCAAGTGGGGTGGCGATTTTAAGACACGACCAGACGATATGCACTTTGAGGTAGAGGTATCAGCGGTAAAGGCTAAGGCTTTAATCTCTAGTTTAGGTTTATAGTAAGACAAATCCTAAAGGGCACTTAGGAGCAAGACAATGAAAGAGCAAGCGATAGCGGCCGGTAAGTCCTATCTAAGATCAGCTGTAGCGTGTGCGGCAGCTCTCTATATGAGCGGTATTACCGATCCAAAAGTATTAGCTAATGCGTTTATCGCTGGGCTAATCGGGCCACTACTTAAGGCCGTCCAACCGTCCGAGGGACAGTTTGGCGTAACTAAGTAATGGAAAGAGCCCAGCTTGTAATTGGTATTACCTTGGGGGTA